AGATCGTCTCGAAGTTGGTGAGCATGGTGGTGGCGGTCTCTTCCATGCCAATGCCCAACGGGATACCGAACTCCTTGGCAATGCGGTTGACGCTGGCCGGGTCCAATCCCAGGATGTAGGCCACCTTCTCCGGCGTATTGCGAATGCCCAACTGCTGGGCGACGTTGCCGATGTCCAGGGCGTTGACCATATCTCCGGCGATGTTCGGGTTCATGGCGGCACGGCTGATGATGCCGGTCTCCTGTGCCAACTTCACCCGCAGTTCCCGCAGCCGAGCGATGGTCTCGTTGGAGAACTGAATCAACTGGCCACTGCTGTCGTCCAGCATGGCCTTGATCGCATTGCGGCTGGCTTCTGGTCCAGCCTGGGCGAACTGGGCAAGGATCTCCGGGTCCAGCCCCCGCCGCATGAGTGTGTCCATATCGGCTACGAACTCACTGCTCATGGCGGTGTACGTGAACAGGAACTCTCGGAGTTGCTGCTGCCCTGCGGCGCCCTTCTCGGTCACAGCCCCGGCGATGTCAAAGCCCTTCATGAAGGCTTCGTCTGCGGAGGTGATGAACTTGGCAATCGCCTTCTGAGCATCCTGGAATGCCTTGACGGCATCCTCACCGAACTGAGACATCTGGCCACCGGTCATACCGGCCTTACCACCGAGCCGGTCAACCTCCTGGGTGATGGCCACCAACTTGTTGTGACCCAGGTCGTACATATCAGCGGTGGAGATGCCCAGGTTCTTGGCAGCCTTGGCCACCAAGTTGATGCGACCCTGGAACATATCCATGCGCTGGGTGGCGCTGGCGTTGGCATACTCGGTGGCGAACTTCGGGTCCGCAAACAACTGGATCTCAAGCATCCGGTTGGCAGTCTTGGCCAGGCCAGCCAGTTTCGTCTGGTACTGCGCCGCTGCCTCTTGCGCCTTTTGGAACTTGGTAGCATCTCCGAATGGGTCACCGAAGACGTGGCCCAGTCCCACCATGCTGGTCAGTGCCGAGCCCACCCCACGAAGACCAGTTTCCATGGTCTTCAGGTTGCGGTTCATCCCAGGGAATGAAGTCGTAAAGAAGTCGAAGTCAGTGGACCACTTGCCCATCTCCTGGCGGGCGTTGGCAGACATCGAGGTGAGTTTGCCGATGCCCTTGGTCAGCCCCTGGAAGGTATCAGCATTGATCTTGGTAGTGACGTTCTGGACCCACGCCTCGGCAGCCTGGTTGCTGCGGTTCATATCACCGAGGACGGCCAGTAGCCCGACAGCCAGTACGGGCAGCACTCGGGCCAGCATCATCACGTTGTTGGCGGCACTCTGGAGGAAGCCACCCATACGCTGCACGGTGTTTCCGAAACTCATCAGAGCCGGGTGCGTGTTGGCGATGTGTCCACCCAAGAACTGGAACGCTGTGCCCAACGCACGGACGGGGGTGGTGAACGTGGACATGATTCCCATGCTGAGGCTCATGCCACGGACCCGCTCACCTGTGGCAGTGACCCTCGCTCCCAGTGCGCCCCACTGTGCGCCCTGCAAGGTCAGCCAAGTTCCAACTGACTGCAAGGCACGGGACAGCAGACCAGTAACTACGGCCATCACAGCGGCCCGTGCTGCGAACACACCGATGAACCCGCCCACCGTCGCCAGCACACTGGCCAGCGCAGAGAAGTAGGCCAGCAACTCCTTGAGGGGCTTCGGAATCTCAGCCCACGCCCCGAGGAAGATGCGGGCAGTACGAATGCCAGCGTCTGCGATGGGTTGCAGTGCGTTGCCGATCTCAAGACCAATGGCCTTGAAGTCGTTCATCATCAACTTGAACTGCATGCTGGTGGACTTCATCTGCTCATTGAAAGCACGTTGAGTCGCACCGTTGCCCTTGGTGGCTTCGTCCATCCCCTTCATGACACGGGTGTAGGTAGAACCTTCCGCACCCATAAGGGCAAACGCACCACGAGCAGCCCGGATCTCATCGAACCAGGACTTGAGCACCTCAACGTTGCCACCGCTGGCGACACGCAGTTGTTCGATTACTGCCTTGAGCCCCTGGGAGCGCAGGGCCATGGTCAGGGACTGGTTGCTCAGCCGAGACCAGGCAAAGGTCAGGGACTCGCTGGGCTGAATCAGGTTCTGGATCAGCCGGTTGAGGCTGGTGCCTGCCTCACTGGCGCTAATGCCGTTCAAGGTCATAGTGGCGATGGCGCCACCGACCTCCTTGAAACTCACTCCGGCAGCCGCAGCCAATCCGACGCTGTCACCAACGACCCCAGCCAAGTCACCGAAGTGCAACACACCCAGGTTGACCGTCTGGAACATCAGGTCGCTGATGGTGCGGGCCTTACTGGCGCTCAGTCCGTAGGCGTTCAGTACGGCGGTGAGGGCCATTCCCGCTTCGGCAGTGCTACTGAGACCGGCGGTGCCTGCCTTGACCGCTTGGGTCAAGACCATGGTGCCCTGAGCACCGTAGAAACCAGACGATGCGATTTCGTACCAGGCTTCTGTGATGTCCTTGGCGCTTGCAGGAAGCACCCGGGACATTCGAATTGCTGTGTCTATAGACTTCTCGAAGTTATTTCGTACGTTCTCGTCAATGGTGGCGACGTTGTGCATGGCGGCGTCCAACTGGACAGCGCCATACGTCGCACCCAGGAGGCTGACGCCCAGCCCGATGCCAACGTTGCGGATGCGACGGGCGGTGGTCTCGAAGCCTGACGCTACACGCTGGAGGCCATTGAACGTGGCCTTGCCCACGTTGCTGATGGCACCAAGCGTGGCGGCGAACTTCTTGCCAGCAGTATCGGCCTCGGCGAACCCCTTGACGATACCTGCGGGGTCACTTTCAAGGACGACACTAACGCCGGTCTTGGCGAGTGCGCCTCCCAAACCTTCCAGAGCCACGATAATCCTCGTTCACTTGTAGGTAGACGTAAACGTGCGCCTGCTTGTCTTGAGGGATTTCCTCTCGAGCAGCAGCGATCGTCTCGCAGCCTAGACAGTTGACCGTCGTGGCGATGTACGGATCGACGGGGTGGGGTCGCCCATCCTCAGCGAGCCATTCATCTGGGAAGGTGCCGCACCCAGGACACCGTGCCTTCGAGTGCAGCATGTATTCGATCGTGGCTTCCTGGTCGTGGTCAGACCAGGACAGGAACTCCGAGTGTGGGATGCCTGCCTGCTGGCAGAACTCCATCTCATAGCGAAACCTCGGGTCCCGTTTCAGCCTTTTCCCAGGTCAAGTACCGAGACGTGGAACTGGGCGTTCTGTGCTGTGGAGAACAGCGCACCCAACTCAGCAGGAGACCAGTTCGGATCGTTGTAGATCTCGAACACTTGCTCCAGGGTCATCTCGGGCTCAACCATGGCAGCGGCCACCAGGCGGGGAGGGAACTCGTCCGGATCCCAGTCCAGGTTGTCGGGGTCATTGCCCAGCGACTCAACCTTGGAACGCTGCTCTTCCGTTGGCTGCCAATCCAGCACCAACTCCTCGTACGGTTTGCGACCGATACTGCGGAACACGAACTTGACAGATCGCTCAGTCGCAGCCTGCTCAGCCTTCTCGAACCGAGCCTTGGCTTCCTTGAACCGCTTCATCACGTCCGGGTTGTCGTGGCCAGCATGCTCGGCTTCCACTTCGGCGAAGCGGAATGCTTGCTGGGCCTCGTTGTACTCCTCACCCAATTCGCTGTCCAGGCACAAGCGCAGCGTGCGAGTCACTGGCTTTTTCATGGACTGGATATGGTCGTACGTGGGCGGGCGGTTCGTCTCTTGGGTCTTCACTGCTTCCTTGGCCTTCACTGCACCTTGGGACATCAGACCTCCTATCTCGGATAATGGTCCCTCTTGAACTTGCGTGGTCTTACGTGAGCGTCTTGTCGAACCCCGGAATTGCTGTCGGGGTGTACACGATCTGGTACTTGGCGGCTTCGTTGTCCGCCGTGTACTGCCTTGCGTTGCTTGCCACCTGGATCGGCCAGACATCGCACTTGTCACCGATGGCCGGGTTTGCGCCAGCGATGCCCTTGTAGAAGATGCAGATGTAGCCGTTGGTGCCCTTGGCCTGCGCCGTCGAGATCGGGTTCGTGGTGTCGTCCTCGTAGAAGACGAGGTTCGAGTCTTCGGTGGTGTCCTCACCGGAGATGCTCGAAACGAACGTCGATGCCATGTCAGGAGCAGCGATGGGGTTGTTCGAGAAGGTGAATCCGTTGATCTCGGCAAGTTGCGTGTCGAGACGGGTACCTGCTGTCACTTCCGCCGTCGTGGGAACCAGCGTGGCAGAGGCAATGGTTGGAACGTAGTAGAACCGGGTCTTGCCCTTCCGCATGAAGCGGACCATTGCTCACTCCTTTGTGCTGGGTTCAGGGATCAAGCGTCCGTGGACGCCTTGGGACGTTCCACCGGTGCGGGGGCCGGTACTTCCTCCGCTTCGAGAACCCAGCCACGGGGCTCCCACACCTCGTCGAATGCCTCCCGAGTCGCTGTTGCGTTCGGCCCCTCGACGGCGGGGTGTGACATTTCCACCCAAGTGGGTGTCGGGTCGGCAGGCTCGATCGCTGCGTTTGCTTCACGAGCCTTGTCGAGTGCTTCTTCTGCCTTGGACTTGCTCATTGGTCTGGCACCACCTTGATTCGGTACGTATCCGGAGATTCGTACAGCCGGTCACCGCTCTTTACAGTAGCACCTAGGCCAGAAGCCCACCGGTGAGCCACTGCAAAGCCCTCAGGCAGCATGGGATACACGTAGTTGCCGTCCTGGTCACGCCCGATCATGCGGCTACGGATCATGTCGCTCATGTACCTGACCTGCGGTGGGATGGTGCCCACACAGGTGATCTGAATGACCAGTTCCAGGTCCACGTCGGGGTCTGCCCAGGGACCATACGCCTGAGTTCCAATCAGATGCACCACGGCGTATGGAAACTGCAAGGTGTTGACCTTGGGCACGTCAGCGTCACCGATCTGCTTGTCGGTGTTCTCACGCAGCCAGGTGACCAAGTAGGCAATGACCGCATCCCTGTCGACCATGGTGGTGTCACTCACGAGGCCATCCCCTTCACGATCTCCATCAACGCTCGGATGTATTGCGGCCCCACTGTATCTGCCGCAGGACGGAAGTGGGGGTGCGGGGGTTGGGCGTAGTGCCGACCCAGTGAGTCAACCCCGATGAAGCCGTATTCCAAACGAGCCGCAAACGGGTCCGGGCTGGTGACGGCCAGCGTGTACCCCTGCACTGTGGCAGTCAGGCGGCTGCGGTATCCACCGGTCTGTACCGGTGCGTTTGATTGCACGGCTGCCAGCAGTAGTGGGGCGAATGCCTCTGCCAGTCCCCGCATCTCACGGCGCAGCCCGGTCCGAGCGATGTACTGCCACCGTGCGAGGAGGCGATCGAGCCCGGTCACCTTGACTTCGATGTTCATGGGGTGATCTGCCCTGCTACCTCTCGGTTGGTGACCTGAGCCTGGCGTGCTACCTGGAAACTGCTGTGGTCCACCGACTCCACGAACAGTTCTGTGCCATTGATGGCCGAGTCCCAGTGGCAGGTGATGACCAAGATCTTGTCGTTGATCTTCAGCAACGGGCAGGACACCGGACCGAGGAAGTTGTAGCGCACGTAACTGGCTTCAGCCTGGCCTTCGGGAGTCTTGTTGGGGTAGGCGTTGATCGGTGCGATCAGTGCCTTGCCGGTGTAGATGGTGGTGGGGGTGGCAGGCGTGACGGCCCCGGTCCAAGGGCTGAGCGCACCCTCGTCACCATCGTTCCGGTAGATGACGACGTCGTCGATCAATTCACCAAGCACGAAGTTCTTGAGCGGGGTGATGTCAATCGGCATCGAATGCCTCCAGGGCTTGGGCGATGGTCTCCAAGATGTACGCCGTCATGTTCTTGTCGTCGCCCCACTCCAGCATGCCCAAGGCGATGCCTTCGATCTGGTTGGCGTCAAGGCTGCGTACCAGTTGCGCCAGTGCTTGGAACGGAATTGGTACTTCCACTTCTAGCACTACCGAGAAGGGCGACCTGGGCGTCGTATCGCTTTCGGTCGTCGGCAGCAAATTCTCCAGGGGCTTGCTCGTAGATGATGCCGGAAAGTTCGTCACCCCTGACCTCCTGGTGTGGGTCCTGTTGGTCCCAGATCTCCACTGGAATTCCCTGTGGGAACGCCTGGCAACTTCCCGGTTGCAGGTGACTGACCAGGGCGTACCCCAGGAAGTGTTTGCAACTCAGGCAGATCGGAACTTTCATCTTGGTTGTCACCGAGAACGCTCCCCTCAAACAAGTCTGCTATTCCGATGTTGTAGTCTCTGTCGGCCATGGGACCACCCTACTCCCCGACGTAGCGCAGCACTACACGGGTCATGTTGCCTTCCAGCAGACTCTTCATGGCGTCCAGGGCTTCTGCCTGCTCGGCCTTGGGTGGAATGCCCTGTGGGTCTGCGAAGTCACCGGTCATCACTCGGAAGAGTTGCTTGTCGCTCGGCAACCAGTTCTTCTCTACCTTCACTACTTCAAACTGACCACTGACGAGGAGTTCTGTACGGATGCCACGCTTGTTGGTGTCTTCAAAGTTCAGCGGGATGGCCTTGGCACCCTTCTCAATCTCCACCCACAGGGCTTTGTCCTTGTCGAAGTCGATGATGCTGTTGATGCTGAAGATGGAGGCGACGTCCTTGTTCTCCGTCACGCTGCTGAGGGGCAGTCTGAACTTCTTGCCAACGGTGGTCATCTCTGCGACGTGTTCAAGAACATCTGCGTCACTGCTGTTGTAACTGATGCCCCGGTACAGGATCTTCTTCACGATCTCCGGGGACTGGTCCATACGCTTGGAGAACTGCATGGCAGCCACCACGTCCCGAGGGCCGAACGTTCTGCCCGTGGCGACACCGTGCATCTCCAGCCAGGCAGCCCGGATGCGCTTGACATCCTCGAAAGAATTGCCCCAGTGGTGGGAGACGATCTCGTCCAGGCTCAGCCGCCCGAAGGTGCGGCCGAAGATGTTGGTGGCAATCTCTTCAAATCTCTCCTCCGCAGTACCGAAAATGTCAACGTCGTCGGTGACCTGCTTGGCCAACTTCAAGAACTTGTTGGTGGCTGCGCTGGGCAACTCAGTCTGGAACACATCCTCAATGACCTCTCGGTCCAGAGGATTCATGCTCATGAAGGTGGGCCGGGATTGTGCTGCCAGGAGACGACCTTGGGCGCCTACAATTTTTTCGTCGAAAAACTCCCCTATGGCTCGTGCCAACCGGCTGGGGTCACGGAAGTTCAAGTAGTGGCTGAGGGCCTCGGCGGACAACTCGTCCGGGTTCATCAGGGCGTACTTGCCGAGATACCGCTGAGTGTTGTGGAGCGACTGGATGGTGGACTCGTCGGTGAAGTTCCTGCGCAACTTCGCCTGCCGCTCCCAGGCAGCGAAGGCATTGCCCAGCGGGTCACGGGGGTGGTAGCCCTGCGCAGCAATGCGGTTCAGTGAGAGTTCCATACCCACTGGGTCATGCAGCAAGGTGGCCATGCGGGTCTCACGGTCAATGAGTTCCAACAGTTCGTCCACCTGCTTGTTGCTGAGGTGGTCCACCAAGTAGTGCCCGTACTCGTGGAAGTAGATCCTACGGAAACTGTTCTCCTCATTGCGCCGACGGAACAGCAGTTGGTGTCCGGAGACCTGGTCCAGATGATGCAGCAGCATGGTCTCTTTGTTGGCTGCGTCGAAGTTATCGCCCCACTGCCAGGCCCAGTGAATGATCCCGTCTTGATAGAAGGTGCTGCTAGGTCCGGCATCCTGGAACACCAACCGGTGCTCCGGTAGGTCAACGTTCGGGAAACGACGGCGCAAGTACACGCTGTCTTTCAGGACTTCCTGGACGTAGTTGTCATCAACTTTGTCAAGGAGCCCCCCTGGTTTGGTTATATTCAAGTCAAAGAATGCTTCCTCACTGATACTAAAGCGCACGTCCCCCACGCTGAAGGCACGCTCACCTTCCGGCACGGCGTACTGACGCCAGTTGTCAATGAGTCGGGCTTGTTCGGGCGTGAGGGCGTGCTCTGCCCAGGAGTTCGGAATGAACTTCTTGGTGACGATGTCGAAGTGCGTGACGATGTTGTCCCACGCCCGCAGAATGTGATCCTGCGTCCAGCCCTTAGTGAGGAAGAAGGACTGGAACCTGCCGAAGTAGTAGTCCACCTTCTCCACTGCCTGGGTGAAGGTGAGATCCGCTCTCAGTCGGAAGACCTTGAGCCCTCTATAAATTTCATCGGCTTTTGCCACTATGTCTTCGGCAGTGATGAACTTGGCTGTCTCCCCCGCTTCCATGTACAGCATCTTGATGATGTTGCCGTCTACGTCTGGTGGGAAGCCGGTGAACGGGTTGAACACACCCCTGGCTTCCCAGTCTCGATAGACGATGCCAGGCCGTGCCTCCACGGTGTTGATCCAGTTGCGCAGATGGGTCAACTTCAGTCTGATCTGCGTGGGGGTGTCACTGGGCTTGATGCCAGCCAGGAACTTCAAGGCTCGCTCGTCCACCGGGTTGGCGAACTCGCCCCTCATGGTCTTGACGACCCGGAGGACTGCGTCTGCCCTGCCGACCGGTGCCTCGTTGGTGCCGAACATCTGCCGGACAGATTCAACCTTCTGGTCCCACAGGGGGATGGCATCGTCCAACTTGGTGAAGCCCAGCCGGTACGCCATCAGGTGCGTCCTGGCGAAGCCCTCGGCCACGGCTGCCTTGATGTCAGCGACACGTACCTTCAGAACGTTGGCAATGTCGTAGATGTTCCAGCCGAAGATGCGCATGTTGGTGGCAATCTCCACCAGGCCATCTTGGTCGAAGTGTGCCCTGGTCAGGAACCTGACCTTGCCCACTCGTAGGGCGTTCAGGAATACGTTGTTCTCTGTGGCCTTGAGCCCGCTGAACCGAATGTTGCCGAACAGCGTGCTGCGCAGACCGACCTTGCCTTCCTCTTGCAGCGCCCTACTTGTGAAGCGCACAATCTTGAACAGTTCCTCCGGTGTGTGGATGGCGAACCTGAAGGTGCCGGTGACCAGGCCGTCGGCGCCCACACTGAGGGCATGCTGCAACCGGAGGGATTCCACGGTGGACTTGACCAGTGCCACCGGCAGGCGCAGGTTGGCGCTGATATCGAAGATAGACTTGTTGAAGATGCGCCACTCAATCTTGGCACCGTGGAACCGGAACTGCCGCACGGCGTAGCCCAAGTCACGAGCCACCCTGGCTGCCCCGAACGTGCGGCTGGCAGTAATGATATCCCTGGGGTCGAAGGTCAACTTCGCCCCGTTCTCCTCAATGATCTGGGCCAGCCGCTTGGCCATGGGGCCTTCGTCAATCAGGTTGGCGACCCGAGCGTTACGAACGACGGCGTTGGCCAGGTCTCGTACAGAGAAGCCGAGCGGACTGGCGTGCCCCTGGATGAAGGTGATGAGGTGCTGTGAGATCTGCTCGGCAGTCATGTTGGCGATGGTGTCGCCACGAATGAACTTCAGGTACGTGGTGAAGTCCTGAGCGAGTTGCTCGGCAACTTCCTTGGGCTGCTTCGTGATGAATTCCAGTGTGACCCGTAGTGGACCCTTGGGCACCAGACGAATGTTGCCTACCAGTGCGCCATGCTCGTCGATCTCTACGATGGCCCGGAACACACCATTCATGAAGTTCTTGGGCAGTGCGGCCAGGTGCCCACCAATAGAGCCGTCCTGGTACATCTTGACGACGCCACGGTATGCCGTCTTCGGGAAGAACGACATACTTCGAATCATGCCAGTTGGCGTGAAGGTCAGGTGACCACGGAACCAGTCGAAAGGGTCCAGGCGCAACCTCTGTCCCCACTGAGACCAGGTCAGCGTCACCTTGCTGGCGAACGCCTCACCACCAGGGATCCGCAGCAGCACGTTGTGCAGCACGTTCCTACGCTGGAATTCAGCATTGACCACGGAGACCAAGTTCTTGCGGTTCTCTGCGCTGCGGACGACCTTCTGCATGCCTTCGAAGGCAAGTTGCATCTGCTCTTCGGTGCGGTGCCCCGGCCAGTTGCGGTTGAGGAATCGGATGATGTCTTCAGGAATTTGACGAGACGCTGCCAGCAGGTCGTCGGCAGTGTGGATGAAGTCGTCACCCACCGCTCGGATACCTTGGAATACCTCGGCAATCTCCTCAACATCTGGGCCACCCGGCCACATGCGCTTCACAGCATGGGTGAACGGAAACAGTTGAGCGTTGGCCTGCTTGCTGGCAGCGATGCGCTCGTCCCAGCCAATCATTCGATCTTGCAGGCGCACCGCCGCACGCAGGAAGTGCTGTGCGGCATGGTCACCCTGGAACATCAACTGCCGCAGATGATCGATGTAGGCCTCGTACAGATCGCTGGCAGCAAACCTGGCGAACGCACTGGCGGCGACGTTGGCGGCTGCACTGCCTGCGTAGGCCGTCAGACCAGTGAGGGCCGCAGCCTTGATCGCCTTGCCGGTGGCCTTGGCCAGCGTCTCCCGCTTGCTGACCTTTTCCAAATCCTTGGGGTTCCCAGTGATGCTGAACCTGCGCACGCAGTGCGGGTGCGCAATCGGGTTGGCACGGGCCTCCGCAATGGAAACCACCATGCCGTTGGCCTTCTCTGGGTCTTCGTGGTAGGTCCAGCCACAGTCCGGACCGTCACTGACGATCAGGGCATATTTCTTACCCTTCTTGACCCCGAGACCCTCAGCAGCAGCGAAGGCACCTTCGTTGTAGACCTTGTTGACGAAAGCATCACCCTGCATCCGGGCGTAGCGCCCGTATTCGTACTTGCGCCCGTCCGCACCAATGGCAGCCTTGACTCCGAACCGCTTGTCCATACGGGCGATGCCACTGGGGTCCTCTACAAATTCTAGAGTGCCTGGCCTGCCTTTGAATCCATAGTGGTCAAGGTACTGGGTCGTCCGACCGAACATCCTGCGCCGTGCCTTGGTGTCCTCCCACACATGGCTGACGAACCGCTCCGTGTCCCTGGCAGCAAAGGCCCGAGCGTTGCGCATCTTGGTGTAGTAGTCCACGCTCAGGGTCTGGACCCTGCGCTTGTCCCTTTCGGTCATGAAAAAGGTGGAGTCAATCGACCTTCCACCGGCCCTAAAAATTTCGTCGAAAAACCCTGTACGCATCCTTTCGAGATGCTGGGTGTTGACGGCTTTCAGGCCATCCTTGACTTCCTTGGGTACCCGGGACATCGCCTGGCGGCGGGTGTAGTTCTGGACGTGCCAGTTGTTCTGAATGACGTTGTGCTGCCAGCCGATAATGAAGAGGCCGACACGCCGGTCATTCTCGATAACCCGGTTGACCAGCGCATCGTCTTGAGTGACGGGCATGGCCTACCTACCTGACGTCTTCTCGCTCCATGACGGTGACGCCGTAGACCCCCGAGCCCTTGGTGGTGACGAAATCATGTAGGTGCTTTCTGGCTTCTGTGAGGTTGTTGGCCCAACCAATGCTGATACCAGCAACGGACATCTGGGTGGGCTGGTCCAGCATGAGGACCGAGATGCGATGGCGGATCGACTCTTCGATCGCTGCATCAACCGCCAGAGAGTGGGAGCCGTAGTAGCCCCCACCCTCCAAGCGATCTACCCGAGCAGTGAACTCGCCGTCCGTCTCCAGATCACCGATCCAGGAGTGGGCGTATGCAAGTTCGTCACTGCTGACTGGCATCGTTCTCCTCCAGGGCCGTGATGAGATCGGCCTTCTTGTTGGATTCCGGCTCGAGACCACGCTCCTTGACCAGCCGAGAGAGTTCCTTGGCCGTCATGTCGTCGTACTCGAGACCTTCGAGGCTATCGGACTCGTCGCCACCACCCCACGGCTCGAAAGCACGCTCGTTGATGTCGCTGTCCTTGACGCCTTCCGGGAGGTCTTCGTCGGGCGTCACCAACACGGCACCCCCGCCAGGGAGTTCCACGGTGACGGTACGGAGTCGCTGTCTGGGCATTGCTCACTCCTTTCGTGGTGGGGCCGGGGCTAGGAGGTCTAATCCGAACACCCCGGCCCACCACAACGGCTCAGGCGACGTCTGCCACCATGAGCGCAGCGGGGCTGCCCAGCGTGGGCAGTGCGATGGCGGTTGCCAGCGTCAGGGTCTGAACGGGGTGTTCCTGGGTGAGGTTCAGGGCCACGATCCCCGGCATTGCCGTCTGATCGATGAGTCCCTTGCCTCCGAGCACCAG